CCGTAGAAGAGGTTGAGGTCTACGAATCAGAATTAGGCCCATTATATGAATGTGAAGGGGTCAGAATTAAAAAGACGGGGAGCGTTAAGTATTACAACATCCCCCCGGAAGAGTTTCTTGTTAGTCGAACGGCCAGAGACTTTGTTAAGCCTCGGTTCATTGGCCATCGATGCCCTAAAACGCGATCAGACCTAGTGGAAATGGGGTTTGATAAGGCTGTTGTTGACTCCATTCCTGCCGATGAGTATTACAGAGCCTCAGAAGAGAAAGACGCCCGGTACCACGATTACGACAATTACCGGGAGGCTAACCCCTCTCATCATAGCCCTAACGATATCGTTTATCTGGGCGAGTATTACATTGAAATCGATGTGGACGGCGATGGGGTAACTGAGTATTGGAAGATCTTCTTTGCTGGGGATAAAGTCCTAGAAAAAGAGCAGGTTGAAGATCACCCGTTTGGGGTGGCTGTCCCAATACCTATACCTCATCGAGCGATAGGGACGTGTCCAGCTGAGCAGGTTACGGATATTCAGTTCAGAAAGTCACACCTGCTTCGCCAGGGACTTGATAACGTTTATCAATCCAATTATCCACGAATAGCGTATTCAAAGGCGGTTGACCTTGACGACCTGTTGACTCCAAGAGCGGGCGGCGTTGTTGAGGTTGACACTAACGCGCCTGATGTTGCTGGGCATACGTCAATATTAGCCATTCCAAACATGGTTGACGGTATATTCCGGGCTATTGAATACACCGATATGGAGCGGGAGATAAGGACCGGGATTACCCGCTATTCTCAAGGGTTGGACGCAGAAGCGCTAAACAAGACGGCCACTGGATTCAAAGGCATTATGGACGCCTCACAACAGCGATTGGACCTGATTGCCCGGCTATTTGCTGAGGGAGGCGTTAAGCAGATATTCCAGAAAACGATTAGCCTTCTGTCCAAGCATCAAGACACAGCCATGCAGATCAAGGCATTAGGCAGGCCGGTAGAAATGAACCCTCGGTCTTGGGGGTCTAACGCAAAATGCCGGATTGATGTGGGGATTGGTGCCGGGGATCGGCAAGAGAAGATCATAAACCTAAATAATGTACTACAGATACAAGAGCGGTATATGGGGGCCGGTTTAATGCTGGCTGACCAGTCCAGGCTGTTCAATACGCTGGAAAAGTTGATTGATGAGGTTGGGCTTAAAGACGCTGATGAGTATTTCAATAACCCGGATATCCCAGAAGATACGTTAATGGCTCAGCTTGAGCAGGCGCAAAGGATGATCCAACAGCTGCAACAGGTAGCTGGCGACCCATACATGAAGGCTGAGCAAATGAAGGCCCAAGCCAAGCTAATCGAGGCGCAAGGTAAGGGTCAGTTAGAGGCTGCTAAGATGGCTCAGAATCAAAGCCAGTTCGACGCTCAGCTCGCGGCAGATATGCGCAAACAGATGCAGGAAATGGCCGCTAAGCTGACTGAATTAGAGCTTAAATACGAAAGAGACGTACCGGGGAGTGCGGTTTGAGAGAAGAAAAAGACCTTGTAGCCGATATTCAAAAGGCTGAGCAAGCCAAGCGGATCATTAACGACCCCATGGTTAAGGGTGCCCTGGATAGAATGCGGCAAACCACGTTTGATAACTTTCGGTCATCAAAATGGGATAATCCGGAAGAGCGGGAAGAGCTGTATAAAATGATCAGGGCTATTGATGCTTTTGAGGAAGAATTCAAGCGCCAAATTGATGGCGGGAAGAAAGCGCGATCTTTGTTAGATAAACTACTTAAAAAAGGTGAATAAGTATGCCAACCGAAACCGGAGCTACTGATACCCGTGGGGCTGCGGCCCGATTGTCTGGTCTTTTGCAATCCGAGCAAACGCCAACGGATGATGAAAAGCCAGAAGCTCAGGATGAGCCAGTAAAGCAGGAAGCAGAACCGGAAGCTGATGAACAAACTCAGGAAACGCACTCAGAAGAGTCCGACACAGAAGAGGAAGTCCAGAAGTACAAGGTTAAGGTTGACGGCGAAGAGCTGGAGGTGTCCCTGGAAGAGTTGCAAAAAGGCTACATGATGGAAGCCAACTACCGCAACAAAACCACGGCACTCAACAAGCAGCGTGAAACCGTCGAAGCTAAGCAAGCTGAAATCGACTCCCAGCTAGAGGATGCACGGTCTTTATTGGAAGATCAGATCGCCAACCTCGAATCGAAAGAAATGCAAGAACTGAAGGAAGATGACCCGGAAGCCTACTTGAAAGAGTTCGAGAAGGTCCAGGCCAAAACCAAAAAGTTCGAGCAACTGAAATCGAAGCGAGAGCAAGAGCAGCAGGCAAGGCAGAACAAGTTGATTGAGAAGGAGCGAGAGCTGTTATTTGACGCCTTCCCGGAATGGAAGAACGACCAGGCAAAAATGGCAAAAGATTCTGAAGACCTATTTAAGTCCCTGAAAGGGGTGGGTTACACAGATGATGAGCTGGCTTCAACAACCGATCACCGCTTGTTTGTGGTTGCCTCAAAGCTACAGCAGCTTGAGAACATACAAAAAGCGAACCTCGAAGCAAAAGAGGTTAAAACCAAACCGAAAAACAGCAAACCTGGAGTGCCTAAGTCGAAAGAAGAGCGGGCGTCTCAAGACACTCAGAAAATGCGGAGCAAGCTCAGAAAGACCGGCTCAATCCATGATGCTGTTAGACTTCTAAATATGTAGGTGACACCATGACTATACCAACGAATACTTGGACATCGTTCAGTGCAATCGGTAACCGCGAAGACTTAGCGGATATCATTTACGACATTTCACCCATGGACACTCCGTTCACGACTCGTGCGTCAAAGCTTCGAGCCAGCGCGGTTTATCATGAATGGCAGACAGACTCACTTCGAGCAGCAGCGGCTAACCGACAGTTTGAAGGTGATGACGCAACCGGGTCCACTCTATCCCCAACAACCCGCGTGGGCAACTACTGCCAGATTTCACAGCAGACGGTTATTGTCTCTGGAACACAGCGGACGGTTGATTCAGCTGGACGGGCCGATGAGTATTCTTATCAGACCATGAAAGCTGGTAAAGAGCTAAAGCGCGATATGGAATTGGCCTTAACCCAGAATCAGGGGTCAAGCGCTGGCGGTATTTCTTCTGCTCGCTCTAGTGCATCTCTTGAATCGTGGTTGTCTACCAACAAAACAACTCAAGGCGTATCAGCATCAGGCGCGACGACTGTTGGATTCTCATCCGGCGTGGTCGCGGCTCCTACTGATGCCTCAACGGCGGGCACGTTTGCCAAAGCCAATCTGGACGCTGTTATCCAGGCTTGCTGGACGCAAGGCGGTGACCCTGACACGATCATGGTCGGGCCTCATAACCGTACTGTGGTCAGTGGTTTCAGCGGTATTTCAACCCTTCAAACGGACGCTAATGCGAACCAGGACGTAACCTTAATTGGTGCTGTTGACTTCTATAAGTCGAACTTCGGCATCTTGAAAGTGGTTCCCAATCGGTTCCAGCGTGATGCGACCGCGTTTGTTTTAGACTTCGAGTATCTGGGTATTTCTACCCTTCGGTCTATGAAGGTAACGCCATTGGCGAAAACCGGCGACAACGACAAAGCGCAGCTTCTGCATGAGTTCACCTTGTGTGTTAAGAACGAAGCGGCTAGCGGTAAGGTCACCGATCTGTTAACCAGCTAACCATAGGGGGCTTCGGCCCCCGTCTTTTAAAGGTGCAACATGCCGAGAGTTTCAAAGAATATCAAAGAGCTGGCCGAGGCTCACCGTAAGACTATGGAGAAAACACCTATTTTCAACCTGTGGGCTTACAAGTTTTTGCGGTGCAAGGATCGTGTTGGCGACTACCAGAAAGCATACGAATACATCCACAACGGTGGTAAAGATGACCAAGAGACTGCTGGAGAACAACCTACAGACGGGCGAGAAGACCTATCATCATTATGATTGGCAGTCCGGCAAAACATTTATTGAAGTTGTTCAGGATGTAAAGCCTTACCTTGAGAGAAACAAACGCCTTCAAAACGGCGATAATAACAAAGGGCGCGGCAAGAAAATGGATTTCATGCACATTGCCACCATCCCTAATAATGTGATCGTGAAGCTAAAAGAAGAGCATGGTGTTGACGTTTTTAACAAAGATGACCTTCCCAAGCTTGAGCGATTGCTTAACTCAAGAGAGTTCATGTACCTGCGCACGGTTGATAAGATTTGACGCCAGAAGATAAGTTAAAGCATGCCAAATCACTAGCAAACTCTGAGCCTGATGAGGCAATGAGGATCTGTTGTGACGTGATGAACGACCATATGGATTCCCATTACGGGCAAATGGCCTTGTTTATGTCTGGCTATATCATGATGGGAGCAGAGCGATACGGTCTGGCGTATCATATTTATGAGCGTTGCGCACAATTAAACCCTAACGTCTCTGAAGTATGGTCCAATATGGGTATGTGCATGGAAGATTACGACCCATACAAGGCTATGAGGCTGTTTCAGAAGGCGTATCAGATGAAGCCTGACAACGCCTCAGCCTATGCAAACGAGGCTCTGATCCATCTACAGACGGGCTCACCACAGCAATGCATTGATCTGTGTGATAAGGCGATGGAGATCGACCCAGATTTAAGAGCGGCAATCCACAACAAGGGCTTAGCTCAGGTTATGCTTAGGCAGTGGGAAGAGGGCTGGACGAATTACTACGACACCCTTGGCGTCAAACACAGGGAGCGACGGGATTACGGGTTACCGGAGTGGAATGGCGAGTACGGCACGGTCGTTGTTTATGGTGAGCAGGGGGTTGGCGATGAGATTATGTTCGCTTCCTGCCTGCCGGATATCATGAAAGCAACCAACGTGGTATTGGATTGCGATTCAAGGTTGCAAGGGCTGTTTGCTCGATCCTTTGATTGCTCGGTTTACGGGACTCGGTATCACAAAGAAACCCCGCTGATGGATAACGAAAATCCGGATTATCAGTTAGCTATAGGCCAGTTACCGCACTTTTATCGGAATACTGATAACGACTTTCCTGGAGATCCTTATTTAATCCCTGATCCTGATCTGGTGGTACAGTGGCAAGCTTTGTTTGATACCTTCAAAGGCCGTAAGATTGGGTTGGCATGGCGTGGCGGATCAAGAGTTACCGGGGCATCACGCAGGAGCCTGGAGCTAGAAGATTTGGAGCCAATACTAAACGACCGAGATACATTTATCAGCCTTGAGTACAAGCCTGTTGATAAGTTTCTGCTGGACAAATACGGAATAAAGTCTTACCCAAGAGCCACAGGCAAGGGTGGTGACATTGATGATTTGGCAGCTCTGGTTAGTCAGCTTGATTTGGTGGTCACCGCTTGCACTACTGTTGTTTATGTGGCCGGGGCGCTTGGGGTTCCATGTGTTGTCCTGGTCCCTGATAAACCAGGATATCGATACCACATAACAGGGGATGACTTCCCTTGGTATAAATCGATTAATCTGGTCCGGCAAAAAGGCAGCTGGCGAGAAACCGTAGAGGCTGCAAGGAAACTAATTAATGATTAGAGTGTTTATTGGTTACGACCCAGCTGAAACAGTGGCCTATCATGTACTGTGCCATTCAATTCTAAAAAGAAGCTCGCAGCCCGTTAGCTTCACGCCAATAAACAAGCGTAACATTCCAGAGTTTAGGCGTGGGAAAGAAGATGGCAGTACAGAATTTTCGTTCTCCAGATTCTTGACACCTTACCTGTCTGGATATACAGGGCAATCGATCTTTATGGACTGCGACATGATTGTTCGGTGCGATATCTCGGAAATATTCAACGAATGCGACCTGTGGCACGATGTTTTTGTGGTCCAACATGATTACAAACCAAAAACCGGGAGTAAGTTTTTAGGGAACACCCAACACGTTTACCCTAAAAAGAATTGGTCTAGCATGATGGTATTCAACAACTTCAATCAATCATGCCGTAGTTTGACCCCGGATATCGTGAACCACAATACAGGATCATACTTACACCAGTTCCATTGGACGACAGACCAGAGGGTTGGTGCACTGCCTAAAGAATGGAATCATCTTGTGGGCGAGCTTGGCCCAAACCCAGAAGCCAAAATAGTCCATTTCACTCTGGGTACGCCATGCTTTAAAGGCTACGAAAATCAAGAGTTTGCAAATGAATGGTTTGCAGAATACGAATCAATGTTGGAGCACAAATGATTTCAGAAGCGTATAGGAAAGAGCAGGAGCGTCTACACGAAAACCCCAATTATGGAGTGGCTTCAATTGGTTACGCCCCTATCGTTTCTGACCTTATTAACAAGATTGGCATTACTGAGTTGTTGGATTACGGCGCAGGCAAAGGGAATCTAGCTAAACATCTCAATGTCAATCATAACGTTGAGGTCAAGCACTATGATCCAGGTCGGCCGGAATGGGCTGATACTCCTGATTCTGCGCAGATGGTTGCTTGTATTGATGTTCTTGAGCATATTGAGCCTGAATACCTCGACGCGGTTTTAGATGAGCTACGTAGGTGTGTTGAGTTTTATGGGTTCTTTACTGTTCATACCGGGCCAGCCATAAAAGTTCTTTCTGATGGCCGTAACGCTCACCTAATCCAAGAACACCCTTCGTGGTGGTTGCCAAAAATAATGAGCAGGTTTGAGCTAATCCAGTTCGTAGCACAGCCTAACGGGTTTTATGTGGTGGTGAAACGTGGCAATTAACACATATGCAACACTCAAGGACGCTGTTCAGCGGTGGTCAAAGCGCACAGACTCGCTTTCTGTAGTTGATGACTTTATCGACCTAGCAGAATCAGACATTAGGCAAAACCTAAAGGTGCGCGACATGGAGGCCAGGGCGACCGCTTCAGCTTCAGACAGGTATCTTGCCTTGCCTGATGGCTACGTTTCTATACGCAAGCTTAGGCTTGTGTCTGGCTCAGAAAGCTATGAACTGTTCTGTTCTACTCCTGAGTCAATGAATGTTGTTTCCGGGTCAGGAATGCCGACAAGTTACGCCATCACGTCACAGATAGAATTCAACCGCGTGCCATCTTCGGCTTACACGATTGAAATGCAGTACTATAAAGAGATTACTGCGCTTTCATCCAGCAACCCCACAAACACAGTTCTTACCAGGTTTCCTATGGTCTATCTGTATGGGTGCCTGTTTCATTATGCCCAGTGGGCGCAAGATGACGCGATGCTAGCGAAGTATGCCCCGCTCTTTGATGGCGCAATTAAAAGAGCAAATGAAAGCGATAGGAAAGGTCGTTATGGCGCTGCTAAATCAATGCGAATCGAAGGGCCAACCCCTTGATAGTTGAATTTCCTTTAGCTGGCCAGCAGGGCGGCCACGATAACAAGCAATTTTCATCAGAAGAGATGCGACATGTGTATATCTCTGCCGCAAACACTAACGGGATTTTGGGGGTGCATAATTTCCCCGGCTTAAAATTGCGAACTAGTGGCGCTGGCAATGACCGTGGCGATACAGTGATGGCGGGGGTGCGTTATGTTATCAACGGCACGACTTTATACAAAGAAAGCATTGCAGGGCTTCGCACTTCACTTGGTACTGTTAATGGTTCGGATCGTGCTATTTTCTCTAATGATGGCACTAATCTGTATTTCACTGCTGGCGGTGTTATTTATAAGTATGACGGATCAGCTTTAACAACGGTTACGCAGAGTGTTGTAACAAACCCCTCCTCAATCTCCTACACAAATGTCAGCTTTATAATCACTGGCGATGATGGGCGGTATGCTGTTTCTGACGCTGGCGATGGTGACACATACAATGCGTTGAATTTCGCAGAAGCTGAATTCCTGCCCGACAGTCTTGTTCTGGCGTATGTGTTCAGTGGGCTTATATACCTAGCTGGCTCGAAGTCTATAGAGCTGCATCGCTATACCGGATCAGGCAATCCGCCCATATCAAGGCAGGACACAGCACTAGTTAATGTTGGGATTGCCGGAAAGCACGCAATTACCAATAGTGACCGATATTTGTATTGGCTTGATGATGAGCGTAAATTTTACAAGTGCATAGGCGCTAGTTATGACTCCATTGATACGAGCGGTATAGCTCACATTGTCAGTGAAATGAGTAACGTAAGCGATTGCATAGCATCATCATTTAACTGGAAGGGTCAGGTGTTTGTTTTGTTCTCTTTTCCGTCTGCAGGTAAAAATCTGCTTTACTCTGAAACGAATAACTATTGGACTGTTTTATCGTCCGGCACCGATTCTGATAGGTTCGAACGATGGTACGGGAACGCGGTTACTTACTGCTATGATAAATTCCTAGTGACCGACTACAGGAACGGCAACACCTACGAGCTTGATGCAGACACATACACTGATAACAGTGATTCGGTTCTACATGCTGTGACGCCCCGAACTTTTACCGGCAAGGATATAGGTCATACAGGAAGAGTAACCGCCACACAGATGTTTATTGATATGCAGGTTGGCGTGGGCTTGGCAAGCGGTCAGGGCTCAGATCCTGTATTGATGTGTGAATACTCCAGTGATGGCGGTCAGAATTGGGGGCCTAAGATCTGGGTACCTGTTGGAATCGGTGGCGACTTTACAAAGCGTGTTCAGTTTGATGATTTTGCAAATGGCTATCAAATAAAGCCTAGAATCTCATGGACGGACCCTGTACCCATTACGATGTGGAGCGGAACAATCAACTTGGTAGCGGCGGGGTATTAATGGCTAACATTGATTCGCCACTTTTCCAGTACCTCCAGGACATACCAGAAGGGCCGACAAAAGTTGCCATAGAGCACCTTTTTGACCTGATGCGGCAAGTTAGAACCAGGACAGGCGGCGACAGTGATTTGGTTTCTGGGTCTGCATCAGCATCAAGCACCAATTTTTATGCAGCGTCGCTGTTGTCGCCAGAGTCCGGCGCGCCTTCTTATCCTGTTCAGGAAGATTATTCAGTTCAGGTGTCATTCGCTATTCCGGAAGATAAGGAAGCTGAGCAAGATTTCGCCAAAAGGTATGCGCTGCTAACATGATTACAGAAAAGCAATTAGGCCAGCTTAGGCCAGCTAATACGACAGCGGCCAGCATCTATTCACCATCAGCTGATGTTCCATGGGTTGCTAAAACTGTGATTGCTTGCAACACATCTGCAGCGGTGGCAAAGGCTCGTGTGTTCCACGATGATGACGGATCTACTTACGACGAAACTACGGCTATTGTCTGGGATATGGAAGTCAATGCGGGAGAATCAGCCATTATTGATATATTTATGGCAGGTGGAAACGCGTCTGGAAATGTTGCGGTGCGAACCGACACAGCAGACGCTTTGACCTTTACCCTATACGGCGCGGAGTTATCCTGATGGGCGTTACGTTTACTGGAAGCCGCAGAAACATAAGCCCTGAATTAATCCATGCTGAAGAAGTTATTTATAAAACCTATGGCGATACTGTCAGAGTTAGCGAAAAAAGAAAGGATTTGCTGAAGTTTGGCGGAATTCTGGCCACAGACGGCACTACAGAGCAGACAATAGCTAATTTTCAAGGCTCTACGCTCAGAGAAACCTACGCCACATCCAATTCTATTGACAGTTTTATCGTTGACGATACGTTTACCGGAACAGCAACAATCGAGGGCCATACCATATCAGGCTCTGACCTAACGTTCGTTACTCAGAATGTGACAGGCACCAGCACGACAGCAGTTACATTGTCAACGCCACTAGCAAGGGTTACTAGGGCATTTGTTTATGGGTCATCTGGCTTACCGGCATCATCAATAGCTTACGTCTACGACTCAACGGTTGCCACAGGGACAACCGGCGGCGTTCCTGATGTACCGGCGGCAACAAAGTTGACTATTCAGGCGGAAGAGCAGCAATCAGAAAAGGCAGCAACGTCTATTTCATCTCAAGATTACTGGATTGTTACGGGATTTTACGCAGCGATACAGAAGACATCCGGGTCTTCTACTGAAGCAATTGTACGATTGCGGCATAGAGTTCTAGGGAACGTATTAAGAACGCAGGCACCAAAAATATTCCTAAGCTCAGACGGGACGCTGTACGAAAACATAACTTTCGATCCGTTTCTGATTATTCCAAAAAACTCCGACGTTGAGCTAACGATTGAAGCGGGAGCCAGCGGAACACAGGTATCGGCAGGCATTAACGGCTATTTGGCTAAGGTGGTTTCATAATGGCATTTTCAAGAAAGTTTCTCGGTAAGGGCCAGCTCGGCACCTCAGATACCACGATATACGCTCCCACTGGCAATTCTGTTGGTACGATCGGGGCGATGTCCGCCTATAACACCAGCTCAACGGATCAGGTTGAGGTCACAATCTATGCGCCACATACCGGAACGCCTGACCGCATATTGAAGAAATTCGTGCTCAATCCCGAGAAGGATCTGGTGATCTCTAACGCAGTCAACCAGGTTATTGAAGGCTCCAGCAGCTATCAGATATCAGGGTTGGCCAGTGTGGCGGCTACTGTGGATTTCACGATTTCAGGCGCTGAAGAGTGATAGCGCCTATTTCAGATCGGCAAGCCTTTGCGTTTATGTCTCTATTCCCGGAAATGACCGGCCAGCAGTTTTGGCCTGAATTGGTGGAGTGGGTCGGGAAAGATAAAGAGGTTCCTATGTTAAATCTGGCCGCTTATTTTTCCGGGCGTATTGTTGGGCTATTCCCTTGTGAAACCTATCCTGAAAGAATATCAATTCACGCCTGTTTTCTGCCTGAGTATCGGGGCGAGTTTTCCAGACAATCCGCGAAAGAGGCGTTCAAGTGGATATTCCAGAACACAAAATACAGCAAAATATCCGCTTATATAGAGCCAGGCCATGTTAAACAGTATGCTTTAGAGTGCGGCATGGTTGAGAAAGACGGGCTATTTGAGGTGACAAAATGAGCAAAGTAGTCAAAAACATTGGTGGCGCTTTAGGGTTTGGCGGCGAGTCTGCGGTTAAAGATGCCGGAAAGTCTCAAGCTGCTGGCGTTCGAGATCAAATCAACTACCTCAAAGGTGCCGAAAATCGAGCCGCTGAGCGACTGCAACCCTTCGTTGATATTGGCACGCAAGCTATCCCGGAATATCAGGCTCTGCTTGACCCGAATAACCGCTTTGACGCTGTTATGAGCAACCCTTTGGTCTCCGGGGCCCTGGATGCTATCGGCCAGCAAACTGGGGCAAGCTTCGCGTCCGGCGGTAAATTTAACTCCGGCGGCATGGCGAATGCTTTGTTCGGTCAGAATTTCAACCTATTGAACCAGCTTGGTCAGCAAGAGCTTGGCAATTATTTGACGCCTGTACAGTTGGGCCAGTCCTCAGCAGCAGGCAGCGCAGCAAACACGCTAAATAGCGGTAGTCAGATCGGTAACGCATTTTCCAATATCGGCGACATTCAAGCGGCTACGACTTTGGGTCGACAAAATGCCTCTGCTCAGCTGGGCGACAATCTTTTGCAAGCTGGCGGGGCCGCTTTGAAGTTCTTTTCTGATCGGCAATTTAAGCGCAATATCGTCAAGGTTGGCGAGGACGAATACGGCAACCTGTACGAGTTCGATTACATCTGGGGCGGTCGATACCGTGGCCGAATGGCTGATGAGCTGCGCGAGATTGTTCCGGATGCGGTTATTGAGCTGGACGGGGCATTACTGGTTACTGATGAATTCGCGCCCACACGAATCGAGGAGGCCGCATAATGGCCAACCCAAACATATTGCTTAACGGATTACGCCCAGCGCAGGGGGTTCAATCTGCAATGCTCGGAGCGCAACAGGGCAACCAGATTGCTCAGATGCCTATGCGCAATCGTCTGCTAGAAGCCCAAACACAAGGCGCAGAGCTGAGCAATCAAGCAACAGAACAACGGATGACCCGTCAGCAAGCTGAATTTATGCTCAAAGACGCGGCTATCGATGCGGTTAAAATCAAGGAATTGGCGCAAACCGACCCCATGAGGGCTCAGGTAGCTATTGCCCAGCGGATTAAAAAGATTCAGGACAGAGACGGCGACCCATCTGATACCTTGGGGCTGCGTCAGGCCCTAACCGAAGGCAATATGGATGTGGTTAATTCCGAGCTGGACGCGGTGATCAATGGCGCTCAGCAGGCTGGATTGCTTAATAGCGGATCTAATATTCCAACGGCCATTCAAGACAGAAACGATTTAATCGGCAGGCTTCCCAAGGATGCGCAAGGCAATTTATTGCCAGTCGAGCAAATGAATGCAGAGCAGAAAGCAATAGCGGTTGAGGCTGGATTAATCCCAAGGGCCGGGGTTGTAACCGGAACACAGAGAGAGGCTACTGATCCGGCTCTTGGTGAGCAGGTCACTAGCTATGTTTCTGGTCAGGCTGGGGCAAAGTCCGGAGCATCTGAGCAAGCAAAGTCAGACGTGCAGCTAGAAATGAAGCCAAAGATTCAGTCAGCAATCAAAGAAGCCGAAACCATAGCAAAGGAGCGAGGCGAGGCTTTAAGTTCATTTGGGCGAGCGCAGGCGGCAATGCCTGGATTGCAAGAAGTCGTTGGCAAACTGAAAGCATTGGCTGATGTGGCAACCTACACTGTTGGAGGAAAGGCTTTTGACACCGTTAGCAGGCAGCTTGGCTTTGGCGCTACAGAAGGATCAACCGCTAGAGCGAAAATGGAATCATTAGTCGATAACCAGGTATTGCCACTCTTGAGGGATACTTTCGGCGCAGCATTTACGGCGGCAGAAGGCGACAGGCTAAGAAATGCGATGATGAATCCTGATTCGGCACCAGAAGAGAAAAAGGCCCAGCTCGATACATTCTTAGAGCAAAAAATGAGAGACCTCGAAGCAAAAGAAGCGGAGCTTGGAGGCAATAATCCCGGCGGCCTTAGTGCTGGAGCCATAGAAGATGGATACCGATTCAAAGGCGGCAACCCTGCCGACCCAAGCAACTGGGAGCTTGCTAAATGAAGCCGTGGGAAAAGTACGCCCAAAGCGCACAGCCAGCATCCGAAGGCCCGTGGGCTAAGTACGCGCAACAGAGCCAAGATAAGCCTCCAGCGCAGCAGATAGAGCCACAACAGCCACCCCAGCAAGACCCATTAGCCGGAATGTACGAGCAGCCACAAACCCAATCAGACCGGCCACAAATCACAGGTGGCAGAGGGATTGCAGGGCAGCGCACACAGCAGGCCCAGTACGACGAACAGCAAGCGCTAGATCAATATAAGCAAATCGAGGCTGGCCAGTTGTCGGCAGCCGACCTACCCACAGAGCAGGTTGAAGCGATTAGAAAAGCTCGAGTTAATGCAATTCCTGAGCTCAGCGGCTTGGGTGCCAATGTTGATTTTGGCTCTGCTTTGGCTGGGCTGACGGCGTTTAACCCGGAAGAAATGGGCTCAATCATATCTAAATCAGATCCAAATATTGGGCTTGTAACCACGCCTGACGGTGAGACTTTGGCCGTTAACAATAAAACAGGTGCAGCGGTAAATCTGAATAAGGCTGGTCCTTCCATCACAGACGCGCTCCAAATGGGTGCGGCGGCGGCAGCGTTCACCCCAGCTGGAAAAGCGGCAAGCGTACCAGGGATGATTGCTGCAGGGATGGGAACGCAAGCCCTGATAGAGACAGGTCAGGAAGTCGCTGGCGGTGAGTTTGACGTGGGCGATGTGGCATTGGCCGGGGCGGCTCCGGTTGTGGCCAGCAAAGCTATTCAGGGAGTTAAGTCAGGCATCCGTAGCCTTAAAAGCCGATCACCGGCAGCAGCTCAATACCTTGACGACCAGTTACAGGGTGCAACTCATCAGGCCGACGACATGGCCTTGACCCCTATTGAGCGCCAGCCAAGAAATGACCAGTTTTTGCAGCGAGTTAATCAACCCGTCAAGGAATCAGTCAAAAAGGCGGAAATCCGTCAAGCGATGCGAGAAGGCACCAAAGAAGCTGCGGGCTACACGCTGGATCGTAGGGGTAGAATTGTTTCTGATCCTGTAGCTAATCAGGCCATTAAACAGGGCTTTGATGAGCGAACCGTGGCCACTATCAAGTTTGGCACCAATGAAGATAAGCAGGCCATGAGTAAAATGCTTGATATGGCTGAAGAAACCCTGAAAAGCGGGACAGCAAGAGTTCGCAATCGCCCCCAAAAGGTTATTGGTGATACCGTGATGAAGCGGTACAAAACCATCCTGGACGCTAACAAGAAGGCCAGCAAAGAAATAGGCGAAGCGGCATCAAATCAACTGAAAGGGAAGCAAATCGATATATCCCAATCGATCGATTCGTTTTCTGACGACCTTTATAATCTTGGAGTTAAGGAGGGTCATGATGGCTTGTCGTTTACCGGTTCTCAGATCGAAGGGAATAAGGCAACCACGGCAATCAGACGCGTGTATGAACGGCTAAAATCAGAGGATGACGGGCTTAGTTTACACAAGCTGAAGCAGTACATTGACAACCAAATCAATTGGGAGAAATCCCCCGACAAGCCACTGGACAAGCAAGCTGTTAACGCATTGAAAAAGCTAAGAGAAAATATTAATGAGAAGCTGAGAGCAGAATCGAGCGACTACCTAGCAGCGAACGATAGATACCGGGAAACCATTGGCGCACTGAATGATTTTGCCGGGGCAATGGGTAAGCGTAAATTCGACCCAAATTCCGCTAGGGTAGATGACTTTGTAGGCCAGGAGCTGAGAAAGGTTCTCAGTAACTACGGCGTCCGTAACGATATGATCATGGCCATTGACCAGTTAGACGAGGTGGCCAGAAAATACGGGGCATCTTTCAATGATGATCCGTTACATCAGGTAGTTTTTTATAGCGATCTTGAGAAGATGCTGGGGTCTTTTGCTGATAATTCGCTCCAAGGAGTCTCCGAGAAGGCTGGCATGGTTGTTTCTGCGGCTCGCGGCGACATAGTTGGAGTTGGTCAGGAAGTGCTTAGGTCAGGCGTTAAGAAGGCGTTCGGGCGGAACGAGGAAAAGGCGATTCAATCAGTTAGGCGGCTGCTTAAAGAATCAAAATGACGCTTCCGCATTATTAGGTGCTTGAGGTTTTTGTGGTTTTCCTTTGCATCGTCAGTAATAACAACGTGCATTAAAACCATGCCACCAAACAATGACAAGATTGCTGCAACCACTCCCGAATAATTAGTAAATGCCCACCAAGACGGGGCCACAATCGGCAGAGTGTACAACAGATAAGCTTTTATTTTCAGGGCTAGAAACATCCTAAAATTATACACAGATAAGGTAGATTAACAAATGGCAACATACGCTAAGTTTGAAGTTTGGCCTGAGAATTTTGTTGACGCAAACGGCGACCCTTATGCTGCTGGAACTATGACGTTCGTTGCTACCGGAACTTCAACTCCTGCCGCCGTGTACTCTGATGATTCAGGTACAGCCCTATCAAATGGCGTTACCGTTGGCGTTGTCAATCTAAATTCTCGCGGGGTTCCTGAGACTGCTGGCGGCACGGCTTGCGAGATTTACGGCGATACGTCAGTCGTATATGACATGATCCTGAAAGATTCTGCTGGGTCAACCGTAGACACTTACGACAAAATTAGAGCAACACTAAAAACCACAGCAAGCGATGTTACCGCTACCTATGATTCTTTCGCTGCGGCATATGCAGGGTCAAACACAGGCATAAACATTATACGAACGAGGGCGTTCCATCCTGGGTGGGCCGCAACAGCATCGGGGCCAAAGGGTGGCGCAGACTATCACAGAGATGGCACTACTGGCACTGTAGAAACCGCTTACTCTGACAATTCAGGGTTCTATGATGCAAATGGTGTTGGGTTTAAAATATCACTTAAAAATCCTAACCCCTTCCATTTCGGAGCAGTTGCTGATGGGGTTACATCTGACTCGGCAAGTTTCCAATACACTGTTGATTATTATTATGCGCGTGGCGGTGGCGTGATTGAAATTTTACCTGGAACTTATGCTATTGATGTTCCAGTGATTGTCAAATCAACAGTTTCTCTGGATGGTGGAAACACACGAGCAGTTACGTTGGCAAAGTCCACAACAACTGTATCAACGCTAACCTCAACACGCAATAGTGGCTACCCTTACGCAGACACAGGAGCGCCAATATGTGTGCTGCATCTGACAAACGATGGCGTTACCCCAGATATGAATTATGCTTACGGTGAAGTAAAAAATATAACCGTAAAAAATGGGAACGAAGACACATTAACCCCCACCGTTCTTTTCGGAATCTATGCTGATGGACTTAATAATTCTACGATAAAGAATGTTAAATCTGATTACTGCAAGACCGGGATTTATGCTAGCGGCAATCAAGTTATATTATCTAATATAAAAGGAAATAGAATTACATATTGCCATACAGGTTGCTTTCTTGCGTTTGGAACATCAACTACGTATTCACGCAATTACGTTAATCGGTTTAAAGATTATGGTCATCACCTTCGAGGACTACTTTACTCAACTGTAAACAGTAATGCCGCCGATAATGGTGGCGATCCTTCAATATTTACAGACACAACAGCAATTGCGTATGCGTATAGATTGAATTCACTTCGTGAAACGAAAGTTTACAACAATGGATGCGAGAGTCACAACCGAGGCCCAGCCTATTTTCTGAGGAACTGGGTTGGAGGGTCATTTGAAAATAATAGCATGTACGGTTGGAAAACTGATTACACCGGTTCTGGCGCTATATCGCCGCTTCTTATAGAAGAAGCCACTGGAAAAATAACCGTTAAACAAAATAGGTTTAGCTTTAATATTTCCGGTTTCGGCCCTATCGTTTTTGGATCGGGTTCAGCCGATAAAACATACAATTACATTTTCAATAACATATATCATGAAATGGATTTTTCAGATAATAATTTTGTTGACGAAAATACAGATATAGATGACCAGATCACCCCCGCAGGTGCTGTTAATGTGTCAGGCGATACAACAGGAGTTGGAACATTCGGGGACGTTTATTACAGAAGTTGTATATCGTCATCAGTTACACCGACACTTGATTTTGACACAACTGGAGATTTGTCAGTAACTTACAACACTGGAAATACTTATCTTGAATACACAAAGCGCGGTCGCAGAATAGATTTTACGTGTGAAGTCCAAGCCACCGCATTTACAGAAACAACAGCGTCAGGAACTCTGCTTATATCGGGTCTTCCATTTTTAGCTATGGCTTCGCGGGACTTTGCGCTGTCTGTATCTTCACTGCAAGGAATCACTTATCCGTCAGGGTTTACTAGCGTTTCTGCTGAGATTGTTGGAGGCACGTCAGATATAGTTCTGAGAGCACAGAAGAGCGCAGATTCTACTGCTACTAGAATTGCGACAACTGATGTAACTGGGCTTCCAAGAGTTTCTGTATCGGGATCGTATTTTACTGATACGTAAGTTTCGGTTATGCCAAAGTAACTTTTTCTTCAATCATCACTCGACCCCCGGTGGTTGTGGCAGCGGCATCCAGTTCTTGATTTTGTACAGAGAGCCTTTGTCTTCAATATACCACTGCCCGACGCCGCCGATCTGGAACTGCTTAACGCCCTGAATTTTTCCAGCTTTAAGCCTGCGCAAAATCGTGGACTCACTGGGCGCTGATCCAGGCATCAAACGATGCCTGGTATTGCGCTATCCAGTCGCTGCGTTTCATTTTCATTGTCAAATCACCTCAAACTCAATTTTAAACACCGGCCTTATGTTTCATCGCTGGGCCTGTGTATGCGATTGCACTGATACACGATTGATTCGGCATCGGCACTGATGCGGTAAAAATCATCAAGCTGCGAGCTAGTGTAACCCTTCTTGTTATCATTGAGAGGCCCGCCGATGCAAACGCAAACAGAGTTAATACGGTCAGCTGACTCGTAACACCGCTTAATAATTGACTCCATTTTGCGGATCTTTAGTTGCTGCTCAGAAATTAATTTATCTTTCTCATCGCTCATATATCACCTATCGGCTGTTAGTAGCTCTGAAGCGTCAAAAGCTGTTATGGGTTTCAAGAGCCTGTAAGCAATCTTCTATTGTCTTATATTCGGGTGCTGAGTCTGGCTTGTGCCAGATAAAAAAGGCCACACGCGGTTTTCCGTAAGTGCCAGCATGGTAATTATGGACGGGCGTTCTTATAACTTTTCCAACATTTCCGCATTGACTTCTATAAACACGAGTAACCCGGCTTGTTGTTATTTCGCCTGTTAAGTAATTAAAATCCATTATTCACCTTCCCCTTGCTCGTTTAGTTCACCAAAAACCCATTGCCATTTGTGCTTATCAATATCCCAGCCCATGCTGCTACCCGAATCTATAGCCGCCTTTAGTTCACGCAAAATTACACACTGAGCACGCTCGGGGACATCAGGCCAATGGTTTACAAGCGACTCACAAAACGAATGCACAGCTATAGTTGCTCGGCCCAGGTAGTATCTGAAAGCGCCCACCCACAGATCCGTTAGGTCGTCATGCGTAAACTCAACCATCGTCGCGGGCCCCTTTTCTATACTGCTCTACAGTTTTTCCGAAGTGCTCTTCTGCGCACTCTTTGCAGTAGAAAATGCCACAGTACAAACACCGGTACATGTAGGCCCAGTTATTCAGCTTCAGGCACGGACAGCGAATCTTGATAGCTTCAGATGGTACTTTATCTCTCTGCTGAAGCTTTATGAATTTAACCTGACTTCCCATGATTTCTATCGGGTTTTCAAGGCTTCCTATTTCGATACACACAATCAACCCCTCCCGCTCCCAATGCTTTTATAGCCCGTCTTTAGCTCTGCTTCCGATATTGTGCAGTCTCGCTCAAGCTCAAATCGAAAAACCGGACTCAATGAGCAGCCTACGCAGTAAAATATGTTGTGAGATTTGTTGTAGAAGTGCTTACGTCCTTTTTCGTCTATTGCCCACCCCATCATTCCGCCTCGCTATCTGGTTTTAGTGCTTCTAACATGTCCTCGGCTGTGTCTATATTTTTCGCACACTGAGAACACGATGACCAATAATCCGGCTGTTCTGGTACTTGCTCAGATATGTCTCGGCAAAACGCTATAAGTCTCTCATTCTCAGACCGCAGTCGTTCAATCTCAAAAGTCGCGTCAAGTGCATCTCTGCTTAGTTCTGAGCAAGAGAAACGCAAGCGTTCAATCTCAGAATCGCGGTATGCAAGTTCAGCAGCAATTGCGGCTTTTGAATGCAAGCCTTCACCGGTCATCGCGCTTACGTGTTTTATGTAATGTTCTCCGAGATCGCGGGGGTCTCTTTCTGCGTACTCAGTCATCACTGTTCTCCTCACCCCATTTTGACTTAGCTTTAAGAACGCGCTTTAAAATATCCTTGGGGTAGCCCGATTTGTTAGATCCGAATAAGTAGCCCCATAGCTTTTCGTGTTGCGCCTGGCAAATTCCAAAAACACGCTTACAGTAACTTCTCCAGACTATTGACCTGATGCCCATGTCATCATCAACAAGCTTCAGTTCCTCAATACCGAGGAACGGGCAGTTGCCTATAAAACATCCTGCGCGTCCACAGGGATGCTCTAAGGTATCTTGCCGCACATAATTCCCGTGAATATCTGTTCTAAAATCCCACATTTCGCACTGAAGGCTTTTAGCAACTAAAGCCCTCGCTGCTTTTTCTAGCAGCTCCCAATTAATCTCGGTCATCACTGTTCTCCGGTTCGTTTGGATTAGCAGCATAAAACAGCGCCCTTTGCGCCTCATGAAGCTCAGGATTGTTATCTATCATAAGGTCAATTTCATCCTGGTTGTTCATGTAGCTATCAATCTCGAACGCTTCACATAAAATTCTTGCTTGCTCTTGCGTTAAATTGCTCATTATTCTTCTTGCTCCTTTGTCAGTAATGCATTGGTGCAGGGGGCTGGACTCGAACCAGCATCCTCCGGGTTAAAGACCCGGCGCTCGGGCTGCAGGCTTCCACGCTTGCCAGCGGCTTTTCGCCATTCTTGCAGCCCTGACCATTTGAGCTACCCCTGTCTATTCTCTACACAGCCAGCTTAACCCTCGTCACTGCTCTCCCATGGATTCATGTCATAGTCCGGCTCAGGTCTGTGCAGGTTCGGCCACCGCTCAGGATCAGCTAAACACGCACTGCACTCACAGTATCGATGGTGTGCCGTCGGCGCAGACGCTGGCACGTACATTGTTTTGTATCGGGGGTCGTTTGATTCTGGGATCGTCGGCATTAGTCACACCCCTTTCCAACGCTCCGCCCGTCCGGGCTTGTAAAAACCGTCCAGTGCCGCCATCCGTTCGGGCAATAAAACCCCCACTGGCGGACGCGCGGGCCAGTTATAAATACTGTCCACACTGGGCCATTGATCAGCTCTAACCTGTGCGCGAATTTTGCAGAGCGAAAGACAGGAATAAGCCACGGGATAAAACGCGCACCCTTAAAACTGTGCTCCAGCAATTCGCCACGCAGCAAGAATGACACGCTATACCACGGGTGATCGTGCAATGCTCTGTCATCGTCGCTGCTTTCAAATTTGTGCAGGTAGATGTTCAGGTAGCGATTGCGCGGGATAACGTACCAGCGCGAAAGGTACGGTTTATCACCATCATTGTTGCGCAGTATCAGGTCTGGCGCTCTCATGCTGCTGCCCTCATTGATTCTATTCACACCAACCACCACACAATCAGCCCGACCGACAACATCCCCGCAACAAACACGGCGACGAACCACCGCACTGCCTTTCTACTATGTTCTTCACACGCTTGATTCATGCTCATCACCTCGCTCGTTGCTATTACTGCCGATTCCATGTAGCTCATAAATCACCCCTTGCTTTAGTCTGCCCAGCCGCCAGCGCCAAAAAAGTCAGCGCAGGGGCCAGGATTAGGATTAGCATCATGCTGCACCTATTTAATGGTTAATTCTGGCTTGCTCTTGCCGATTCGAGCACCTTCAACGTCATAACCATCTTTAAGCGCTTTCAGTATCATCGCTTTATCTGGCGACTTGGTGACCTTTATTTGTACATATAGCTCGTCAAGCTCATCCTCTGCGTAAACCTCGCAAACATCGCGAGGCTTGGCGAGCCGGACAACAAATTCAGGGCATTCGATTTTGTTGATCCCGCACCGCTCCATGTTTTCCCGCAGATAATCTTTTAACCAGTCTCGCTTCTTTTCGAGTGTCTTTCGTCGGGCCGCTATTCGCGCCTCTGCTTCTTTCATGGCTTTAATGTCGGCTTCCATGTTTTGATGAAAGGCTGCAACGTTTCGTCCTTTTTCTTCGATTTCTCCAGTGATTGCTTCCAGGGTATCAGCCACGGTTTGGGGGTCGAATTCTTCACTGTCAGCAACACTTAGAAAGTCTGAATAATTTTTTGCTATTTCATAAAGCTTCATTTTGCTTTCCCCTAAAAAGGACAATCATCTAGAAAGTCGTCATCATTGGGCGCGCCCTGCATGCTGCGCGCGGCCTCTTGGCGTTGAGCAGGATCGCGAGTTCTACCGTTATCGGCCTTGCCGCCGCCCTTGTAAAACACCTTGCAGTTGCCAAGTATGGGAGTCTGCTCACCTTGTTCGCGCTCATCTTTCGTTGTTGACGGAGATATAAACCCATGATTGCCGTATTGATCCTCTTGCTCGGTATCAATAAACGTGGTCATGGTTAAGTATTTCCCTTTTTCTCCAACGTAGATACGCTCTTTCGGGATCTTGGTTACATCGATTCTGACCTCAATTCCTATTTTCATTACGCTGCCTTCTCTTGTTTAAGTGTGCCGAGTTTGTATCTGAGTTTTCCGTTTTGGTCTCGCGCCCCAATAAATGAAGGCAAGCCGTCTTCCATCTGAATTACCCAGCGCCACAATTTAAGCTGAAATTCCCAGGTAGCTTTATTTGCAGAATTTCCGTTACCTTTCACCCATTCATTAGCGTTTAGCTTTACGGATATTTCGGGATAATCATAAAGCTCAATACCTATTCCGAGATTAAAGCAGGCCCGTTTAAACGAGTCAGAAGCTTGCCCTTTCTCCTTCTCGGTATTTGATTCGGTTCCAACATCCTGAACCCAGCACCACTGGTTAATGGTTTCGTTCCAGATCCCGACCGAGCAATAAAGGCGACCATTTAGAACTTCGTGCTCTCGCTGCCATCCACCTACACCAAAAGCCCTGTTTAGCCGGTGCATGTCCACCCTGGCGTTCTTATAAGGCAGGATTAATGCATAGCCTCCGTTGTTGATGGATTGAACCCTAAAATCAATCTCATGCGCTTCTAATGGTGCCTGCAATATTTTCTGTTTATTTTCCACAAACATCCTCCAGCCCTAGCTGTGCGTTGTATCCTCTGCGGAAAGATTCGCTGCTGCCTATCGGTATTGGGCGCTTGTGCTTGGCAAACGCCTGCCCATCTACAAATTCATGGGCATTTATTCCCTGGCATTCAGCCCACTGGAACAACTCTTCCTCTTCCTGCTGTTGCCTGTAATCTGCGCCGCTCATGACAATTGCTCCTCTCTTAGTTTTACGTATTCACAATCTTCGGGGTGGGGCAACGGACAACCATGGCCGCTAGCCCACTCATCGATCTGACTCAAATAATGATGCATATCACCCGAATCCAATTTGGCCGTTGATCTGAGCTTATGCTCATCTATGACGGTCTGGCCAAGCTTTCGCGAACTCGATTCATAGCCTAAAAATTTATGTCTCATAATGTCGTGCATGTCGTCTTTTGATAGCTTTTCACCATCTTCATTAACCATTCCACCAAGCGTGAAATGCTCTGCCAAAATTGTCAGCCACATCCACATAAGCGCATTCTGATCTAGCGACCTGGCTTTGGATTCTTTAATAATAATCTTGTACGTTTTTGATACGTCAATTTTGCTTGATATGCTAAACAGCATTGACGCTAAAAACGTCCCTGAAACAATCTGATCAACTTTCACTGAGCTTCTCATCCAGCATTGCTTTAAGTTCAAACCATCCAACATGCGCACAATCATCATCGCAAGACATCAGCATTCTTTTCATCACTTCGGCAAGCACAACGCAGGGGCTTACTTTTTTAACATCTGCCTGCTCTGCAACATACGCGACTATTTGTGTCGCCATGTCGGCTTCAATGCTCATGATGCATACCCCTGATTAATGATTTCATTGCAAGCACTAGCACGGTCTCGGTTATCGTCGCGCACAACATCGCTGCAATCGTCTTCCTGCTCATTTCCAAACATTGCCAGCGCCTCTTCGTCTTTGCTGACAGACTCGGCTACGCGGTCCAGAATCGCACCGGCAAAAAGTGTGCAGCTTATGCGGTACTCGCTACCTTGCTCTAAGCACATGCCGTAGAATGCTTCAAGCATGCTTTCGTCAAGAGCTTCGGCAATCATGTCAAGCACAGTGTCTGCGCTTTGCGTTTCTAGAAATTCGCCAACTTGGCGGCTTGAAAGACTCACGCTGCATCACCTCCGCTCGGCTTCGTGCAGTTGCACACTTGCGAGATTCCACCCTGCTTATAGAACCCGGTGTCTTTACAAGTCAGGCAGTTGTGCAGTCTGCGGGGCATGGCGCGCACGTTGTCGCCCTGAATGAGCGGCTCTGCTTTGATGATGCTGCTGTTTGCTGAAAGCCGCACCGTCTGGCCCAGCGTGTTACACATCGTGCGCGCAGTCTCGTACTGTTGATGCGCTGGAACGTTGTCCACCTGGACCAGCATTGAATCTTCCGGGATTGTGATGTTGATTGTCTTCAGTCGTGGTTTTTGCTTTTTCATCGTTCTGCCCTGTCTTCAAAAAAAGTTTTGAATTCACTGCCACCGTACTGGTGCTGAGTTTTTTCAATCAGCTCAGCTATTGTGTATTCGTCTTTTAAATCCGTCTGAGATTCAACAAACGCTTTGGTTTCGGTTTCGCAAGCGCCGGTAATTGTCCGGTACATTTTTATACAGTCGGCTAGCGGCAAAATATTATTAAGGGTATAGCTCTCGTACTCGTCAGTATTGCGGTCTAGTAACTTATATCTCAGATCGTGATACGCTTGCTTTAACGTGTCGCCGTGACTGTAAACTCCGTCGCGTTCCACAAGAAATGTTTTCTTATCTGAGTTGTAATTGATTACCTTGTAGATACCTTGTCTCTTTGAAATAACTCGCGACAAAATCCCATCGGCCACAATGCATTCGTTGCCGTCGATATCTCGCCAGACATCCACATCAAGGATTAAATAGCTTGGAATTCCAGGAGGGTTTATTTTTATTGTTCTTCCCGGCTGCGGCGAGAAAAACTCAAAAACGTCTTTACGCACGACAACGCACTCCACCCCAGCATCGATAGTGCAGCCCCACCCAGCTTTGATAGTGCAGTTCGGCCCAGCATTGATAGTGCAGTCCACCCAAGCATCGATAGTGCAGTTCGACCCAGCTTTGATAGTGCAGCTCGACCCAGCATCGATAGTGCAGCCCCACCCAGCTTTGATAGTGCAGTTCGACCCAGCTTTGATAGTGCAGTTCGACCCAGCATCGATAGTGCAGTTCGACCCAGCTTTGATAGTGCAGTCCACCCAAGCATCGATAGTGCAGCCCCACCCAGCTTTGATAGTGCAGTTCGACCCAGCTTTGATAGTGCAGTTCGACCCAGCATCGATAGTGCAGCCCTGCAAACCGGAGAAGTCGATAACTGTTCCATCGCAAGAGTTAGAAAAAGTTCTGGTTTTCTCACCCCAAGAAAACTGATCAAGCGGCAAAGGCTTGCCGTTTAGTAGAGTTCGTTGCTGTATTTCTTTCTTATTCATTGTTTCGCTCCTTGAGTTCATGATCCAACTATAACGCCATACCGGACATAATGCAAATATTATTTGACATTAAACCGGACATTATTTATATTTGAATCATCGGAGGACAACATGACTGAAAAACAAACAGAGTTTGGCATAGAAGTTAAAAAGGTGCGCAGCGGCAAAGGAAAGGGGTTGCGCGAGGTTGCGGAATCGTCCGGGATTGGCCGCACTACTATAAGCGACTTGGAGAATGGGGCTGACCCGCGATTGAGTACAGCTATCGGATTGTGTAGGGATCTTGGGGTAAAACTATCAACAGTGCTTAGAAGGATAGGAGAATGACTATGATATTGTTGATAATTTTACAGATCATTGTTTTATCGGTGGTTGTGGGCGTGCTGGATGTTGATGTTTTTGAAAGCGCGATGCAGATAAGTGCCGCTGCAATGGAGTGCCGAAAGCTGAGCGGGACTGTCGAGTTTCTCTGAGTGCGCGCACAGCCTGAATCAGTACGCCCGGCCTCGTTTTGCCGGGTTTCTGGGTGACGGCAGATGCCGAATACTAAAAGACAACTCAACTCCAATAAGAGGATTTTGTTATGACCACAACCGTGATTATCGAAGCGCATTGCTCCGACGACAAAGAGGTCGTTATTCAGCGCTCCGGTTCAAATCAAGATATTGAAGAAACCACTGTAAACGACGGTGAAAAATTCGAGTGCGTTGTTTTTGACTCGATTATGTGCAACGTGTTCGAACGAGAAAAAAAGCAAGATTAGAGCGCCATCCAGACTCGCAACCCCGACCAGCTTGCGGGGTTTTGGGGTGCAACGAAACCAAAAAAGAGGAATGGAAATGGATATTGATATTGATAGTTTAACTCTTGGTCAGCTTAAAGAAATATCAAAAATGTGCGGGGCACAGCAAAAGCAAAGTGCTCCAGTACAGATTGGAAAAGCCTATCTTTTCCGAACAGTGACACGCATCGAAGTTGGAAGAGTTGTGTCAGTGTGCGGCGATTTTATCGAAATCGAGGATGCGAGCTGGATATCGGACACCGGGCGATATCATGATTGCTTGGTTAGCGGCGCTTTCGGTGAAGTTGCGCCATACCCGAACGGGGCAGTTTTAAATTCAAGCGCTTTTCTTAGCTACGCGCCGTGGGATCACCCTCTTCCGAGACAGAAGAAATGAACGCAGCACTTATGCGAGAAGGTATGCACCACTCACGGTCGCGGTCAGGGTCAGGCTAACCCCATCCCCATCCCCCCAACACCCTGGCTGAAAACTGCCGGGGTTTCTGGGTAGAGGCGGTAAATTCTCTGATCACAGGTTAGTTGGTGCCCCGCCTCTAGCAACCTCAAAAACGCCCGGCGCTACGCGGGTTATCTGAGCAAATTCAACCGTTGCGGTTGAGACAATCCCCGGCCCGGCGGGTAATCCGGGAACCCAACCATAAGCATCTTCGCGAGGGTTTTTATGTGTGGGTAATGCACAGTGGTGATGTGCTGAACGGTACGAAACGACATAAGAAGGCGCAAAAGATGTTAAGTGAATCACCGCGCGCCCAGGCAGGAATTACACCACCTGCGCCCACTTCAACTAAGCGAGGGGTTTATGAGTAAGCGAAGATGTTCTGAATGCGAGTACTGGGTATATCTGCCTGAGGATTGGAGACTCCACCGAGATGACCGCCCCGGTAAGTGCCGTAGATATCCCCCTGTATTGGACACTGCCCATCTGCAAGAGGTGGACACCTCTCTCGGCGGCAGCGAGGCTAGGTCTGAAGCTTGGCAGCAACCGTTAACTACCGGGGGTGATTGGTGTGGTGAGTTTTCGCCGGATAAGTCAACCATAAGCCGAGCAAGGGAAGCGGAATGGGGGTTGAGCGCATGAACACACCGCGAACAAAATCAAAACTCAGTAGCAGCAAAGTCTGTATGTGCTCGGTATGCGGCGAATATTTCAGCACTACCGGAAACTTCGACAAGCACCGCAAGGGAACGCACGGTGAGAAGGTTTGCGTGGACCCCGCTACCGTAGGGCTAGTTATTCGAGAAAGAGGCTCTAATACACGATGGCAAATGCCAGGACAGCTAGATGATCTTTAGTCGAGGGGCTTTACTGGAAGTTTTCTGATATGCGGGTCAGCGGTGAACCAGTGAGGCGGCAACACCTTGCAGTTTTATAGCGATTAGGTAGAATTAACTTAAGCGGCTCATCAGGGTAACTCCTGAGACAGCCAAAACCAGCGTGGTTGCCGCACTTCTTTTTAGCTGGCCATACTTAGGTTGGTATCATGAAAAAACGCTCTCGCAGAATGTCCAATTTTTCCGTGAAATGGTCAAGATTAGTCTATTCGCACACCAACATTGAATCCCCCTCAAAAAAGCAAAAGAAAGCCCTGCAGCGGCTATGGTTTGAAGGCTACAGCCATAAGGATGCTGCAGATTGGCTTAATGAGAATATGCCTCAAGAATGGTCTGATGACCCTCATCAGGGGGCGTGATATGCACTACTACAAGTTCAATATAGGCGATTATATGAGCCATACATCCCACCTCTCTGAGATGGAGGACTTGGCTTATAGGCGCATGCTCGACTGGATTTATCTTCACGAATCACCCCTCCCTAGCTCTGCCGACCAGATAGCAAAACTGATAAGAATGCGAACGCATAGCGAATGTATTGCTGACGTATTAGAGGAGTTTTTCACGCCCACTGATTACGGATACGAACAAGCTGCAGCGATGAAGCAGATATCGGCATACAAGGCAAAGTCGGAAAAGGCAAAACAGGCTGCAGAGGTAAGATGGTCTGCAGAGCGCAAAGAATCAGATGCGAACGCATTGCAGATTGAATGCGAAGGCAATGCTAACCATAAAACACTAAACATTAACCATGAAACCATTAAACAGAGTAATAACACACTTGCGTCTGTCGACGCTCCACCAAAGAAACAACCTAAAGGCTCAAGGCTTCCAACAGACTGGAAACTAAATCAGGATTACTACGAAGCAGCCAAGGCTATCAATCCAAACCTGAATGACCAACAGATCAAATTCATATCCGACACGTTCAAGGATTACTGGATAGCTCAAGCTGGCAGCAAGGGTGTGAAGGCTGACTGGCTGGCAACGTGGCGAAATTGGGTGCGACGGGATAATTCAACACCACCACCAACGCAAGCGCCTGCACCCCGCAAACTCATGCCAAAACCGGGGGATGACCGATGAGCAACTTCGAGTCATTTTTAGAAGCCGAGCAAGCGGTGGTTGGCGGGTTATTGCTGGACAACTCAAAAATTGCCGATATTGATCTCACCCCCCTGGATTTCTGTGATCAGGCAATGGGGCAAATTTTCGGAGCAATGATGCAGCTTGAAAGCGCTGGCCAGCCCTTCGACCTGTGGACGGTTTCCGAAGAGCTGAGCAGGACGACGGGAAAGGATTGGTCTGTAACGGTGGCTACGATCGCCAGAAACACCGCCAGCGCCACGAACGTACAAATATACGCAAAGAGCGTAAGGCGCTACCGAAAGTCGCGTGACGTGCGTCGTATCGCCTTAGAATTGTCCGACAATATAGCGCTAGATGAATCGGCGATTGATATTGCTATCAGTGAGCTGATGGCTTTGGACGAGACAGCAGCTAAGACTACCTACACCCTGAAAGAAGCCCTTAAAAAAGCTGTGGATAAGCTGGACAGGGTGCATAAGTCTGGCGGGAAAATAACCGGCATAACCAGTGGACTTACTGACTTAGATGATTGTTTGGGTGGGTTCCAGGAGTCGGATTTGTGCGTAATCGGTGCGCGGCCGGCGATGGGTAAAACCGGCTTATTGTTGGGCCTTGCGCTAAATTGTGGTGTTCCTGCGGGGGTTATATCAGCGGAAATGTCAGCGGAACAGCTTGCAACAAGAGCGATTAGCAACTATGGGCGGGTTGATTCTCAGCGCGTTAGAACTGCAAACCTGGAGGATGACGATTGGCAAAAGCTGTACAACGGGATCGGCAGGATGAACGACAAGCCAATCTTGATTGATGAAAAATCAAGCCCAACGATTGCGGAGGTGCAGCGGTGGGCGCGCAAAATGAAGCAGAAGCACTGCATCAAGATACTTTTTGTAGATTATCTTCAGCGGCTTAGCGGAAACAACCCGCGCGACTCAAGAATCGAGCAAGTAAGCGAGATAGCCAGGGGGCTTAAAACGCTTGCTAGAGAGCTTAACATTCCAGTCGTCACGCTTGCGCAAGTCAACCGAGAAGTAGAAAAGAGGACAGACAAAAGGCCGCTCATGGGCGATTTGGCCAACTCTTCAGAAATCGAAAAAGAGGCAGATGAAATAATCATGCTTTATCGTGATGAAGCTTATAACGAAGACAGCCAGGATGCCGGTGTGGCTGAGCTAAACGTGGAAAAAAACCGGCATGGCCCGACCGGGTTGATTAGGGTTGCGTGGCTTGCAAAATTCATTAAGTTTGAAAATCTCGTACAGAGCTGGCCATACCGATGAAGCCGATTAAATCAGCCTTGGCTTCAGCGCTAATCGAGATGCACAAAAAAGCGACTCAAGAAGACAAAGCAAGGCTTGAGAAAATAATGCGCGATCTTAGAGACAAGATCGAGGCCAGCGCTACCGTTCGTCAGTCTGAATAAAAAAGATTAGATGATTGTTGTGGAGCTGTTGAAGCTGTGCTTTAGTTTAATGAAGTAAAACATCGGAGAAAGAAGATGCACACATATTACATGATTGGAGTCGGCGTTTTAGTTATCGCTTTTATCCTGGGCACGATAGTAAAAAACTGGCCGGTGTATCAGCGTGATATCAACGAAGCTCTGAAGCGTGAAGAGGATGATTACTAATGACATCTGTGGCGTGTATGATTTTTCTTGTGATTGCTCTGGCATGTTGCTTAGATGAGTAGCGTAACAACAGAGGGCATCATCATGGAAACGGAAAAGCATGAAGCGTGGTGGCAGTACGAGTGCGCGATAGGCTTCAAGCTGCACATTGATTTTATTGTTGCATCTGCCATTGCTAATTCTGCGATTCAGGAAGCGTTGGAGTATTCGCGGTTTCGGTCGAAGCTGCCGGTTTAAAATTTATACGAGAGGCTGTTTTCCTTTTTTTGAAAAATAGAACAGGACGGGGTATAGAGCAATGAAAAAATACATGGTTCCAACTGGCTATTTGTTTGTTGATGAATATAGCAAGGGCGATCTTGAGACGCTATCAATCGGTGATTACGGCAAGCGGCACAACGTTAAAGCGGATTTTCTTGGATACACAAACCCAATAGCTGGTGTTCCAAATACTAACTGTATGCCGCTTAGCGAGAAGTGGGTTGTTACGCTCAGCACGCAATATGGGTGCCCTATGAAATGCACTTTTTGCGATGTTCCAAAAGTCAAATGGAGAGGGAACGTAACTTTTGATGATTTAAAAAATCAAATGTATCGAGCTATTGGGCTTTTTCCAGAAAATAAATATACAGAGCGGTTAAATTTGCACTTTGCACGAATGGGAGATCCAATATTCAACAAAGCTGTTTTTGATTTCGCGGTTTGGTGCTATGAGAATAAGCGCCAAATAGCTACGGATACTGGGTTGAACATAGAGGTGTTTCATCCTGTTCTTACCACGTCTCTACCAAGAAAATTCAGCGGCCTTGAGTCAAGGATTCTTGAATGGTGCAGAATTAAAAACGACATATACAACGGGCAGGCAGGGTTACAGTTTAGTATAAACTCAACTGACGAAGATCAACGGGCGGAAATGTTCGGCGGGCTTTCGTTAACTCTTGAAGAGTTGGCGCGAATTGCAGATAAGATGCCTGACCCAATAAGCCGGAAATATTGCTTAAACTTTGCATACTCAACTGATTACATTATTGACGCTGAAAAGGTCAATAGGCTGTTCGATCCAGCAAAATTTATGTGCAAGATCACACCTATACACAACAACAATGCTTGCCGAGAGAGCGGTACTAAAACTGTTGGCGGGTATGAAAGCTGGCAACCGTACCAGAAGCCAGAACAAGACCTTAAAGAATCCGGGTTTGACGTTTTGGTGTTTGTTCCTTCAACTGACGAAGAAAACGGGCTAGTTACTTGCGGGAACGCAATACTTGGCGGCTCAGAACTAAAATCTAAAACGAAGAAGCTTAAGATCGAAGGAGTAATAAACCTATCCAATCAATCAGAGGCTTTGGTATAGCGCAATGACTGAAGTAATCAATGTAGGCGATTACGTTAAAGTTTTCAGTGAAAACCGAGTATTCGTAGTTGCAGGGTTTACTAAAGGCCGAAAATTCATTCCTGACGGCTGGTACGAAGAGGAAGACGGCACTGCGGTTAACCCGGAGTATTGCGAGAAATACAAAGGTGCTACATCTTGCTTGAAAAACTGAAGCCGAAGAGGTGCAGAGAGTGCAAAAGCGATTCGTATCACCAAAGCTGCAACGCAGCGCGAGAGGGCAAGATTGCACCCTAAACGTTTCCGGAGTGTGCAATTACAACCCTGACACAGTTGTACTTGCTCATGTGCAGGTTGACGGGGGGAAGATGGGCGGGAAGACTCATGACTTTAGCGCTTGCTTTGCTTGCAGTCAGTGCCATGCATGGATTGACGGATACAAAGGGACAGAAGAAGAAATTCTTTTTTATACCCGCCGGGCAATAATCAGGACGTGGGAATTTTGGATAAATAAAGGGTTGGTGAAAATATGATTATTGGTATAGATCCTGGGAATACTGGCGCGGTTGCGATTGTTAGTGATGACGGGATTCGGCTATTTTGTGTATTTGACATGCCGCTAATGGCGAACGGAAAAAAGCAGCAAGTTAACCCGTATGAACTGAAGAAGATGATCGAGCGCGCTGCGGTGGAATCTTTGCCCAAGGCTGGCCCTCATGGTTGCGAGTTCTCGTTCATAGTTGAGAAAGTTGGCGCAATGCCTGGGCAGGGCGTTGCGTCCATGTTCAATTTCGGCTTAGGCTTCGGGATAATTCAAGGGGTCATTGCTGGCATGGATTACCCATGCAGTTTGGTGACTCCGCAAAAGTGGAAAAAGGCAGCAGGATTGATTGGCAAAGATAAGGATAACGCTAGAACGCTAGCGCAACGGCTTTACCCTGACGCGCCACTAGGCAGGAAAAAAGATATAGGGAGAGCAGACGCCATTCTCATAGCAAGGTTTGGCAAATAGCTTTTCACAAAAACAGAATCGAATACACAAGAGGCTGAAAGGGCTATGAATGACCAACACAAAGTACAAAAGCATTCACGCTTCATCAAAGCCGCGATACTTGCAGCTCAGCGCGATAAAAAGCCTATTACAATCACAACGGCGGATGTTCAGGCGGTGAGAGAATTCGAAGAGCGACAGGGCGAAGAGATGCAAATCGCAGCGATCATCAACGGTCATGAAATCGAACTGAGGGTGGCGGAGAAGCTATGACGATGCTGGCTATGTGTGGAAAGCGGGATTGCCCCAGCTACGATAGTTGCTATCGTGCGCAAGCTGAAGCTGATCAGCATCAAGCGTATAACGATTTCGACAACAACGGCGAATCCTGTTGTGATTATTACATTCCAATCAAGCCGGAATGGAAGCAAAAATACATCAGCATTGATTAGGGGATTTGATATGGATACAGCAGACAAGTGGGCAGACTCAAAAAGTGTTGGCGGTGGCACAGTGCAGAGCAAACAGGCAGAGCGCGAAGAGTTGGCGCGAAAGATGGCAGAGTTCGAGGCTAGGCGCGGCCCAGTCAAGACTACGCCGATCATGCAAGCAAAAGAGATTGAGCCAGACGATCACTACAAAGCGTCTCGTGATCGGGCAAACAAAAAAAGCAGAAAAGCCAGACAGCACAAACCGGTTGAGCAGAGAGAAATAATCTTCAGGCTTGTTTGCGATGGTGTTGAAACGATTGGAGAACTCGCACAGAGAACGACATTTGACAGAAGCAGAGTCAAGCACCTGGTCTATTCTCTTCGAGATAAAAACAAGATTGTAGCGGTCAAAAAAGGCAAGTACAGGGCTGTAGGCAATGTTGAAAATTGTTGAAAGTTTAAAAGGTAGTTTGAGATTTTTCATGCGCTGCTTCTTCGCTGCTTTGTTTTTCGTAGCAGGGTGTAAAGTGGCTGATCTGATAATTGAAGATCCGAGCATGATAATTGTGATATGTGAAAACGGGGCCGGGCCTTGTGATCGGATTAGAGAGCCGGTGAAAACTAACTGGATATTTTGAGATGAATGTATGTGTATATTACATAAGTGGGAGAAGTGGCAGCAGTATGACGTACCTGTACCACCTAAAACGTTATCAGCAAAATGGCAGCTATCCGGCGCTACAGATCACATGCAAAAACGAGTTTGCAAGAAGTGTGGAAGGCAGCAGATAGAGAGGATAGGGCAGACGGTTCACTAGCCGTATAACCCTAGCAACGAACTGGATATTCTAAATGCTGTGCTAACAACGAGAATAGCAGGAGATGTGGCGGATGATTGAGACAGAAAGAAGGGCTGAAATGGTTGGGCTTATAAGTATATGCTCATTTTTTATGGTGTTTTTTGGAGCTATTTATCAGGCCGTTGATGGCGCGGTCGTGCTGCCGACACTTCTGTATATATTGGCGACGGGTTGGAATATGTACTTTTTTGAGGTGAGGCGGACAAAACAATGACCGAGAATGACAATATAGTAACCATGTCCGGCGACAAATATTTAACTGCCGACGAGCTGCTTAAGAGTTGTATAGGTAGCTGTGATGCGGTAATGATCGTAACAGTGTCCGGTAAGATGAAGACGAATACGTACGTGAGTACCGGGTTTACTAATGAGAGTGCGGTTTATGCTGTCCGTCGCCTGGCGTTTGACGTGGAGCACACGGTCTTTGGTGATGAAGAAATATGACTTGGTTCTTGGCGCGAACGAAATACGGCAATGAGCAGACCGCAAGCGACAACTTAGAATCGCAGGGTTACGGCTCATACTACCCGTTAATCGACATTGAAAAGCTAATTGATGGCAAGCGTAAGATTGTTACAGAGCCAGCATTCAGGGGGTACGTGTTCGTCAATTTTGACCCGGATACCCAGTCAGCTTTCAAGGTCAACAACACTAAAGGCGTATATCAATTGGTCGTATTTGGGGGTGAGATAACCCCGATACACGACAGCATAATAAGCGCAATCAGGGCGGCTTTTGAGGCAAAGGCAATATCTAGGCTACCCCAAAAAGGCGAGGCCGTGACAATCAAATCAGGCCCGTTTAAAGGGCTTGATGCAATCTTTCAAGAGCCTGACGGGGAAGCGCGGTCACTTATCTTAATAAACTTGCTAAATCAACAAAAAACAATCATAATTGACAACAAATCAATTGCTCGCCACTGATTTGATCTGGAAATCTTGGCGGTAGCGTCTCCAATCAATGTCCTCTCCTTTGTTTTTGCCTCGCGTGTCGGGGCGTTTTTTTGCTAAACATATGAAATTAATACTGTTAATCGCGCTTTTTATTTCTGGTTGTGGTACATCGGGCCGCGTTTCTGTTATGCATGATTTTGGTAGAGACACTGACACCGCAGGTCAAAATCCAGTGTGTTCGTTCAGTATTGAAAAACCAATAAACTCAAGTATTTATGCAAAATACACACATCAGAGCTGGTGCTTTACCGGAAAGCCATTTAACAATAATCCAGAGTCCACAATTGATGCTGTTGGAGTAGAGCTAAAAGCATGGTAAGGGGCGCATGTGCACATCGGTGATCTCAAAGAAATTATCGGCTATATCCTTGCGGGTTTGGTCGCGCTTGTTGCCTGGTTGGGTAAACGCGAAGTGAAGCGGTTGGACGATCAGCATGCGGACCACGAGGCCAGGTTACGCATGATTGAGGAGATGACACGAGACATCATGAAGCGACCTGATGTGCTAGCGTTGTTTGCTGAGCAGAAAGAAGACCACAGGCAAAAAGTCGATCATCTTCGGGAAGACCATAAAGACTTGAAGAAAGAGATCGGCGCTAGATTTGACTCACAAGAAAGCAAGATCGACCTGCTCATTAGAAATTTAGTAAATAGGCCGCAAAATCAAAGAGATGGTGACGCAAATGACTCCCGGTAAAGGCATATTAAAATCACTTTCTTATGTGACGGTTGACTACATAAAAGAGCGATTCACAAAAGAGAAAATCAGCTCATTCGGTGGGCTTATCGTCTTTATCTTGTGCGCGTTCGGCTATATCAGCAATGAACAGGCTCAATCAATCGACGCTGCTTTAACAGTTTTTGGCTATGACCTGAATTTGATTGGGGGCGCCGCTGGCTTGCTGTCAATCTTAACCCCAATCTCGAAACTAAAGCGATGAAGGAACTGAAAATTGAGAAGTGGCTTAAAGAAAGAGGCAAATTTCATGCGCATAGTCGCGGAAAAGTGCGGACTATCGATCTTAATGGTGTTGACAGCTTGGCTGATATTGTTTTCGACAATTACCAGGGCCGAGGTAATAAGCGAGCACAACGCAGAATACACCGCCGTTGATGCCGCGCGCTTTGCAATGATGATCGATACAAATTGCACTCAAACCAAAACAGTTTTACGCAATGCAGAAAAATACAAAGCGGAAAAAGAAAGCGGAAAGTATTATGTGACACGTGGCCGCTTAGAAATTACGTGCATTCAGTACGCGGAAAACAAACCAGTTTATTTGATTACGTGGAACGCGCCAACGCACCGAGAAGATGGAACTCTTTTAGAGCTTGATGAAATACATAGTTTTGACATTATGCAAAATGGAGATGTTATAGCATCGGTTCCATGCTGCGAATACAGATCGGAAAGCATTGATAGTGTGACGGTCAGAACGGTTGATACCGGCGGGCGAAAATCTAAAGAGATTCAAGTTAATTTGTTAGAGAGAGACTGATAATGACTTACCCGGTATCAAGCCCAAAAATACTAATTGTTGCAAACAATATAGACGCCGTTATAGAAAATATTTCAACAATGTCGGCCTCTGCTTTAGCGTCCGCTCAATCCTCAGATTACGGGGAACTTCTAAATCTGCCGAGATATAACATAACGGCGCAGTCAAAATACACCGACGCGATAGCGCTGGGGAAATCGACTGAAATTGTTGAGCAATTATCGCTGTTAAGAGCGGAACCGATTACTGTTTCTGATGTTGCAGGCGTGTTCAGTGCTTTCGACTCTTTATGCACGCTAATCGAAAATAATGAATCTGTTTTTGATCCGGTGATTAATCCAACAACTAAAAAAATTGAGTTTACGCAGCCCGTTTCATCTGCGATTCAAACCGCAATTGAAAATAGCATAAATTCCGTGTTGGCATCGTTTAGCTAAAAATGGCTGCTTATAGTGTTGTTGCAAGATGGCTGCTAGACGAAGCAAGCACGGGTAGCGGCCCTTCGTCTGCGTCTGACCAAACGGGCAACGGCAACACACTGACGATCGATTATAATTCCGGCGATGCTGAATGGACTTCTATCGCGGGCGGCAACGGAGTTGATTTTACATCAACAGCATGCACTACCGGCGGGAAGCTGGAGCTATCGGGCATTGATGCGACTGGTAATATTGGTTCATCCTTTGATAGCGTCACTGAAGCTTCGTGTATATTTGTTGCGGACATTGACGCTGGCGACCCTAACGCGGCGCGCATTTTTCAAATTGGAACGGCGTCTGGCAACGGTGATTTAGGTGTTGTTCATTATGGCAGTAATCTGGCGGTGCGCTGGGATTATGAGAGCGGTGCGAGCGGCGATGAGGTGTGGTTCCCAGGCATTCAAGGCGCTGGTTTAACAGTCGTTCATATTGTTTTCGATACAACTCAGGCGACCGCATCGGATCGGGTGAAAGTTTATTACGATGGCGTTCAGCAATCAGATACCGCCGGTACTTATCCAGACCAGAATGTTGATTTGTCTGGAATAAACGCATCCAGCCGATACATGACAATCGGCAATCGAAACTCGAAAAATAGAAACGTTGATGGGCGCATTTATTATCTTGAGATCGGTACCGGACAGCTAACACCAACGCAGATCAGTGATACCGATACCGCGCTAAGTGCCAGTAATGACGATCCGGCTTTAGACGATGGGGGCGGCGTGACACCGATCCCACCAAGATTGCATAATATCGATTGTCAGTTTGCGGTAATTTCAGCGCATAGATTAAACGGGGTTCTTGAGTGAGAATTGCAAGCGGCGTCACAGACCAATACATCTACTTTGTTGCAGTTGATGCCACTGACTTCGCAACCCGCGAAACGGGGCTATCAAGCTTTACAGTGTATCGCTCTAGGAACGGCGGTACGGCCGCGGCGATGACAACACCGACAATCAATGAAACTGACGCGACCAACATGCCGGGAGTTTATGAATTGCTTCTGGATGAGGACATGACCATTGATTCAGGTGACGAAACCCAAGAGATGGCATTCCATATCACGCACGCAGGCATGGCCCCGGTAACGAGAACGATTGAGTTATACAGGCCAAAGATTACCGCAGGCAACACGCTTGATGTTACTTCTACTGGTGCTGCGGGCATAGATTGGGGCAACGTAGAAAACCAATCTACAAGCGTAGACCTCAGCTCAACAGCAATAAACCTATGCGATACGGTGACTACCAATACAGACATGCGCGGGACCGATTCAGCCATTCTTGCGTCGAGCGCCCCAACAAACTTTGGTGATTTAGCCATAACGGTTACAACCGGCCAAATCACAGTTGGCACAAACAATGACAAAACTGGTTACTCGATCAGCGGGACAATAACTACGCTTGACGGGCTGCCAACAGTGGCTGGCATATCGGATGGTGTGTGGGATGAAGTGCTATCAGGACACTTAACAGCAGGAACAACGGGCAATGCTCTAAACGCCGCAGGTGCTGCAGGTGATCCATGGTCAACAGCAATCCCAGGGGCTTACGGTGCCGGAACTGCTGGCTATATCGTAGGTAACAACCTTGACGCACCCGTATCAACGGTGGATACAGTCGTTGATGGAATCAAGGCAGTTACAGATAATCTTCCAGATTCGGGCGCTTTAACATCAATAGCACAGGCATCCGCTTTAAGTACTGTAAGCACAAACGTCAGCTCGGTTCTGACAGACACAGGAACAACTTTGCCCGCTCAAATTGCAGGCCTGAACGATCCTACAGCTGCGGCGATAGCTGATGCGGTATGGGATGAGGCTCAATCAGGTCATGTTGGTGCAGGCACTTTTGGCGAGATAGCCACCGAGATTGCAGCAATACTGGTGGACACAGCAGAAATAGGGGCTGCTGGCGCTGGACTAACCGCCGTGCCCTGGAATGCATCATGGGATGCTGAGGTTCAGAGCGAGTGCACAGATGCAATCACAGCAGCGTCATTAGCCACAGCCGCAAACCTTGCGACCGTTGATACTGTTGTTGACGCAATCAAGGTGGTAACAGACGCAATCCCAGACGCTGGCGCACTGACAAGCATATCCACAGCTATAACAACCGTAGACACCGTAGTGGACGGTATTAAAGCAAAAACAGACAGCCTGACATTTACGACTGCAGGCCAGGTAGATAGCAATATCCAATCTATCAACGATGTTGCGATCACAGGCAACGGCCAGACAGGCACGGAGTTTGGCGTATAATGCTGGTAGATACTGTTTGGGCAAACGGCCTGTGGGCTGATATATGGCAGCAAGTGTGGGCGTCTTCCGGGCTGCAATTGACATGGACCGTTCAAGAAAATTCTTCTGATTCATGGTCAACACAAGCAAACAGCTCAGATACGTGGACCGTTCAAACCGAATCAACCGACACTTGGGCAGAGCAATAAGGCAAAGCTGGAAAACAATCGCCAGAAATTGGAAATAATCAAAAACCACTAAGCCAACCCACGGGAGCTTAATCATGCCAGCAAGCGGAGTAAGCCGAGCTGCAAAGATCAGACAAGAGCGCAGAGACTCATTGAGAGAGTTATTAAGGCAGCAGGGTCACGAGCAGCATGTACTTGTAATGCTTGATAAACTGCAAAACCTTGATAGCGAAATTGATCAATTAACGATAAGTCGATTGTCAAAAGCTATCGACACTCGAATGAAGTTGATAGCAAAGTACCTTCCCGACGACAAAGAGCCACAAGATTTTAATGTTGGCGGCCAGGAAGATAACCCAATTATTCAGGAAATCAGGAGAACAATTGTCAGTTCTTGATATTCCAACCGCCAAGGTGTTCACGCCTCTTCTGGAGCCAGCGAGGTATAAGGGGGCTTATGGCGGTAGGGGTAGCGGCAAGTCTCACTTCTTCGCTGAAGATGGTATAGATCATGCGATACGATGGAAGTCTATTTCAGGCGAAGGGCTTAGAATGCTCTGCTTTAGGGAGATACAGAAGTCTCTCAAAGAGTCGGCTAAGTTCCTGATTGAAAGTAAACTGAGGAAGTTTGGGATTGGCGAGCGAGACGGGTTCAAAGTTTACACGGATAGAATACAAACTCCAGGTGATGGGGTAATTGCTTTTACGGGAATGCAGGATCACACAGCAGACACCATAAAATCGTATGAAGGGTTCCATATAGCCTGGGGCGAAGAATCGCAAAGCATTTCCAGTCATTCACTATCATTGCTTAGGCCGACAATACGCTGGGAGTCTGAAGAGCGGAGCCTTTCATCAGAATTGTGGTTTAGCTGGAACCCGCGTTTCAAGTCTGATGCTGTTGACCGATTATTGAGGGGCGAAGCAACCCCGACAAACACAACGGTAGTTAAGGCTAATTGGTCTGATAACCGATGGTTCCCAAAAGTATTAGAGGAAGAGCGCCTAGACTGCCTCAGAATTGACCCTGATGGTTATGACCATATTTGGGAAGGCGGTTACGCAACGGTTACCAGCGGAGCGTATTATGCCCGACATATCGTTGAGGCCAGACAGCAGAACAGAATAACATCGGTCACTGTTGATCCATTAATGACCATTAGGCTGTTTGTGGATATTGGCGGGACCGGGGCAAAATCGGACGCGTTTACAATATGGGCAGCTCAGTTTATTGGCACGTCCATTCGGTGGATTAATTATTATGAGGCTGTTGGCCAGCCATTGGCGACACATTTGGTTTGGCTGAGAGAGCAAGGCTACACGCCTAACAAAGCTCAAATATGGCTACCCCATGACGGCAAAACAAACGACAAGGTTTACGATGTTTCTTACGAAAGCGCACTGCGGCAAGCGGGTTACCAAGTGACAGTGGTCCCGAATCAGGGCAAGGGTGCTGCTAAGGCCAGGATTGAAGCTGGTAGGCGGCTGTTTCCGTCAATGATGTTTGATGCCAAGAAATGTGAAGCTGGTTTAGGCGCTTTAGGCTGGTATCATGAAAAGAAAGATGAGCAGAGAAACATCGGGTTAGGTCCAGAGCATGACTGGGCTTCTCACGGCGCTGACGCTTTTGGGCTGGGTTGCATTGTGTTCGAACCAGCAAAGCCTAAAAAGCCAAAGAATAAGCCAAAATTAGGAATCGCATGAAACTATCTGATTTAGCCATTGCTTTGATCGTTAAGTCCGAAGAAACCTCGGCACTTGATTACGAGGGGCAGCTGTCTGAAAAGCGCGCTAAAAACCTGGATTACTACAATTGCCAGCCCTACGGCGATGAGGTCGAAGGCCAGTCATCGGCTATCAGTTCGGATGTTTCAGACGTTATAGAGTGGATGCTGCCTAGCCTGATTCGCATATTCACGCAAGGTAAGCTTATTGCAAGGTTTGAAGAGTCGCGCCAGGAAGATGAGCAAGAGGCTTTCGAGAAGACCCATTTATCAAACTGGGTTTTCATGCATCAAAACAACGGCGTGTTAACGCTGCACAACATGTTTAAAGATGCTCTATTACAGTACACAGGCACGGTTAAAGTATGCTGGGAAGAAGAGGAAGAGGTTTCAACCACAAGATATAAAGGGCTGTCTGAGGTTGAGTATCAAGCCTTGCTGTCTGACGAAGAAGTGACCTCCGTAGAAGAGGTTGAGGTCTACGAATCAGAATTAGGCCCATTATATGAATGTGAAGGGGTCAGAATTAAAAAGACGGGGAGCGTTAAGTATTACAACACCCCCCCGGATCGTGACTGGGAAAC